AACAGCAGGTAGAGCAATCATGGCTGGTGCAGGTACAGCTATAGGTGGTTTACTTACCGGTGCTAATAAACAAGAAGCTCTTTCATCAGGACTAACCGCAGGTCTAACATATGGTCTAGCATCTAAAGCAGGTCAAGCTATGAAAGGCGCAGATCAAACAGTCACTACCGACCCAACAAAAACACAAGTAGTAAGAGAGACTGGTGCTGATGCTATAAACCAAGTTAATACTTATAACCCATCAAATCCTAGCTCGGCAGCTTCATTTGGTTTAGCGGCAGAAAAACCACTTTATACTGTAGGTGATACAGTTACTACTGCTCCACAAGGCCCTGGAATTATTGATAGATTAGGTGGTTATGGAAATGTAGTCCCAGGTGCTTTAGCAGCTACGGCTGGTACAATGATGGGTAGGTCACCAGAAGAACAAGAAGCGATTAGAAGAAGGAGAAGAAAAGAAATTGAATTAGCTAGACCATATAGCGATCCTGTCTCTTACCCAGGTGCAGGTTATGGTAGTGGTGAGTATGGTTATTTTGGCCCAGGATATGGCTTATACGCTAAAGAAGGTGGACATATAAAACAAATGCAAGAAGGCGGTATTGTTGATGCTGCCCCTGCGTTAGCCCCTCCACCTAGCCCAAGCGAATTAGGCTTGGGAGAACCGCCAGCACCTGTAGAAAATGTAGGTATAGCAGCTTCAATGCCTGAAGAAATACAAACAACTACAGTACAAGATATACTACCAAGTAGCCCTTCCCCTGTTTTTATGGAAAACGTTCCAGCTAGCGCATTTCAGGGTAATTTAATGTCGTTTGCTCCTGGTATTTTAGGTGGAGCTAGATATGGTATGGGTGCTATGCCAGCCGCAAGACCTGTTAACACTACAGAATTTGGGTATGATGTATTTAATCCAAACATTCGTGGATATGATTATAGAAGTTTTGTACCGCAAGATTATCAAAGCCCAGTAGGAACAGGTTCCGCTCCAAGTGTAGGTATAGGTGCAGGTACAGGTTCAGGCGAACAAGTTACAGGTAGCCCAAATGTTATCGCAGATACAAAAAAAGCATCAGGTAGTAGAAGCACTAGCACTTTTAAACCCTACACTAAATATACATCTTTTAGTGAATTAGGTGAACGGGCAAATATTCCTGGGCAAAGTAATAGAGTTTTTAGAGATGTTATTAGTGGTTATACAGGGAGTGGTGAGCCAATTTACACAAGAGAAACACGATACACAGTACCTGGCTATAACCCATATAGCGATAGTAGTGGTAAAGGTCAGTTTAGATATGGCACAAGACCAATTAAGTTTCAAGAAGGTGGTGTAGCTTCACTACCTCAAACAGATTCACTACCTCAAACAGAAGGCCAAGTAGAGGGCGATGGTGATGGAATGTCAGATGAAGTTTATGGAGATATTGAAAACGAACAAGAAGTAGCATTATCTAAAGATGAATTTATTGTACCCGCTGATGTAGTAGCAGGTTTAGGTAATGGTTCTAGCAATGCTGGTGCTTCTAAATTATATGAAATGATGGATAGAGTTAGAATGGCAAGGACAGGTAAAAAGACTCAACCACCAGAAATAGAAGCAGAGGAGTTCATGCCAGCATAGTATGGTCATAATACCAAGGAGGAAAGAAGACCGTTTAGCGGCAGAGAAGATTTTATATGAAGAAGCAGGTGTTCAATACACTCCAGACCTTAAAACTCTGGTTTGGTTGGACAAAAAAGGTTACATTAGATGGGTTGTTGGCTACAACAACTTTCTTGGTAGAAGCGTTCAAATGCATATTGCTAGCATTAGAGGATATGAAACAAGACCGAGACAGTTATTGTATGCTGCTTTTGACTTTCCTTTTAATGTTTTGCATGTCGATTTGCTTATTGGTGTTATTAATAGCATGAATGTACATGCGTTAAATTTTGATTTAAAATTAGGGTTTAGAGAAAAAACTCGATGGAAAAATATGCATGAAAATGGTGGCGATTTGATAATATTAGAAATGCATAAAAATGACTGTCGTTGGTTAAGGAAATAACTATGGAAAGTATGTTAATTTTTAAAATTTTTAGTATAAGGTGGTTACAGGAAAACTTTTTTTGCTTCTATGGTGGAAGTGGCGGAGGTGGCGGAGGAGCGCCTACACAGCAAACTGCATACCAAGTGCAAATGCCAGAGTCTCTTGTTCCTTATGCTGAAGATATAGCACAACAAGCGCAAAGATTATCTGCTAGACAGTACACTCCATATAGAGGAGAAAGAATTGCAGGGATGTCTGATGCACAAATAAGTGCGTTAGAGCAAACAAAAGCAATGGGGCCATCACAATACTACCCCGCTGCTGGACTAGCTGCATTGCAAGGCACACAAGAGTTTGGTACACCACAAGCTCAAGTTTATATGTCACCTTATCAACAAGCCGTAACAGATATTGCAAAAAGAAAAGCTACAACAGAAGGCCAACAAGCGCTACAACAAATTAGATCACAAGCTGCAAGAGCAGGTGCGTTTGGAGGTTCAAGACAAGGGTTAATCGAATCTCAAGAAATTGCTAACTTAGGCCAAAGATTATCAGATATACAAGCTAGAGGTAGTGAAGCAGCGTTTCAAAATGCTCAACAACAATTTGAGAGAGATAGACAAGCTAAATTAGCAGGTGCAGGCCAACTTGCAGCGATAGGTGGAGCGCAACAACAAGCAGAGATTCAAAGATTACAAGCACTAGAAAGAGCAGGTACACTAGAACAAGCAGAAGCACAAAGATTGTTAGATTTACGATATAAAGATTTCTTAAGACAACAAGATTATCCATATCAACAGCTAGCGGCTTACTCATCTGCTATTAGAGGATTAGGCCCTGTATCTCCTGTAACAACGCAAGCATATCAAACACCTCCAAGCCCATTCCAGCAAATGTTAGGTTTAGGTGTCGCAGGTTTGGGTGCATATTTAGGAGCAAGATAAATGAATATATTACAGATTTCAGAATATTTAAAGGGTGTACCAAAAGATTTTTTAATTAAAGAAGCAACTATGCCTTCAGGTAATTACCCTCAATATTTAGTGGTTAGTGAACTAAGCCGTAGAACTTCTATGGAAAAACAATTTGCTGGTATAGCATCACAACAAACACCACAAGAAACTGTCGCTGAAAGAACAATAAAAGAAGCAACTGCGGTAGAAAACGTAGGTCGCTCTGCTCCTGGCGAAATGCCTATGACGGGTATAGCATCTCAAGGAACTCGATCTGGGGTACCTACAGGTATGCAAATGAAGGGTAATTATGAAGAACCAAGCGGACAAGAAACTATGGGTGTACCTGCGGCTGTTAGAATGTTTGAAGGTGGTCGAGTATCTTTTGATAGAGGTGGATTTGGTGAAGATAGACTAAAAGAGGAAGAGGACTATAAATTACCTTTTTATAAAAGACTTGGTAAATTTATGCCTTTTAGTAGATTGTTTTCTGAAAAAGATGAGTATGGTTTAGCTCCTGATGATTATACAGATACTGAAGTATTAGAAGCTAGAATAGCAGAACTAGGTGATCCTGATCCAGGTAGCCCATCTTTTTTAATGAAACAAAACCTTTTAAGCCAATTATCAGAACAACGAGAAAAATTAGATTCACAACCTAGAGGTGGTATAGCTGTAGATTTTCCTTACTTTGGTCAAGCCGATTCACTTACAAGAAACATAAAGGCTATGGATGAACAAATAGCAAATATGGAAGACGGTCCTGAAAAACAAGCATTAATAAATCAAAGAAACACCGCTGAAGAAAGACGAGTTTCTCTTTATGAAGAAGGAAAAGCGCCTTCTATAACTGAAGAAGTAGCAAAAGACCAAGCAAATAGAGCTGATAAAACAGCGCCGCCAGAAACAAAAAAACCTAAAGACGAACCAAAAGAAAAAGCTCCAAAGTTTAATTTTGAAGAATTTGCAACTAGTACGCTCACTACAGATTATAAACAAATAGAAAAAGACATTTTGGATAGATTCCCTAAATTAGGTAAGGATAAAACTCTCGGTGGGTACATGCAGGAAATTAAAGACCTTAGAGAAGTAGATTACACAGAAAAAATGAAAGGTCTTATAGATGGTATCGAAGATGAGGCTAGGCAAGCGGAACTACAAGCGGTTCCAAATGCTCTTATTGCGTTAGGTATAGGTATAGCTTCAGGAGACCCAGGCCAAGGACTTCTTGGAGGGTTTGTAAATGGTGCTGCTAAAGCGCTAGGTGTGTTCCAAGACCAGAAGAAAGAAGCTAGAGAAATTAGAAGAATGAAGCGTGAAGCTATGGGTAACCTTTATAGTATGATGGATGCGCAACAAAGAGGTGATATGCAAGAAGCTAGAAGATTGAAAGAAGCATATCAGACTAGAAAGGATAATCTAGCTGTAGCCGAAGCAGATTTAGGCTTTAAGATAGCTACTCTAGCCGCAGATGATAATAAGACACGTCTCGTTGCGACCCTAAATAATAAAGCTCAAGAAGTGCAAAATGCATTTACTGCCGCTATAAAGAAATACGAAATTGATACGAATAAAGGTATTGCTGCAACCAAAGCTGCTCAAGATGCAGTAAGTACTTATCAAGCAATGTCTTTAAAAGTATTACAATTAGAAAATGAACCTGAACTTTTTGTAGATGTACCAGAAGACCAAAGAAATATTATCTTAAATAGATATAAAGAGTATTTACAAGGTATGAATAAATCGCTTTTTGTACAGCTAGGCCTCCCAGTGCCAGAAGGTATGAAAAAAGGGGGGATAACTAAGTTAAATAGAAACCCTAAAAGCCTTTTTGATTTTCATAGAGAAGAATGAGAATACAACTTCCTGACGGGTCGTACTACGAACTACCTGAAGTCGGTGCGAGTGAACTTTTAGGTAAAAGAGAAAAAGACCCTGTAGATTACTCAAAAGTAGCCGAAGCACTTACTACTCGTCCTACTACTGTTGTTGAGCCAGTTGATACCCCTAAAAAACAAATGGGGCTTATATCTTCTTTTGCAGAGGGTTTTACTACTCTTGGTGATTTACCTGAAGCTCTTAAATATGGTATTAGTAATGACGACTCAACGAGAGATGCTTTAATAAAAGAAGCTGAAAGCGCAGGAGATACAACAGGTTTTTTTGATATACGAGGCCCAAAAGACTTTTTTAATTGGGCTAGGCAATTAACAGGTCAATCATTAGGTTTTATTGCCCCTGCAGCCGGTGCAGCGGTAGCTGCTACTAAATTTATAAACCCTCTCGCAGGTACTGTGGCAGGTGGTATAACTTTACTAGGTCAGTATTTGACTACCAACTTGGGTAGACAGGCGCAAGAAAATAAAGCTAGAGTAGACGCAGGTGAATTACAAAGAGATGCCTCCATTAATGCAGCGCTAGGGAGTGCTGCAGGGCAAACTGCATTAGATTTATTTGGTCTTAGATTCTTCCCAGGTATAGCAAAAATGCTTGGGTTTGAAGGGCTAGCTGCACAAAAAGCAGCAACCGAAGCAGTCTCAGAAGAATTTGCAAAACAAACAGCTAAAAAAGAAGGTATCAAAAAAACGTTATCTATTACAAAAGAAAGTCTAAAGAAAGGTGCTGGTAAAGGTATTGCATTTGAGGTGCCACAAGAACTAGGGCAGACTGTTTTAGAAAGAGCGCAAGCTGGTTTATCACTTACCGATGAAGGTGCAGTAAAAGAATATATAGAAACAGCAGCGGGCGCTGCTTTACTAGGCGCACCTATAGGTGCTATAAACCAATACCCAAGTATTAAAAAAGCTATTGCAGAGGAAGAAGCTAAACTAAAAGCCGAAACTAAACCTGAAGAGCAACAACTTGCTTTACCTGCTCCTGAACCAACCCCTCTTTTACCTAGCCCTCAAGGGTTTACAATGCCATCAGGTAAAGAAATCGAAACCGCTTCTGAACAAGACTTTTTAAAAACAATAATAAAAACAGGCAAGAAAGCAGCACCTGAACCAAAGACTCCAGAGCAGATAGACATGTTTGAAAATGCTCCTGTCGATACATCTTTTGTAAAAGCAAAAGACTTTTTAGTTAATGATATATACAAAGGTGATTTAAAAAGAGAGCCTATAAATAGAGGTAAAAGTAGAGTAATAACAGCGCTAACTAGTTTAGGTGTAACACCACCTAAAAAAGCAGGGTACCTTGATTTAGTTAATCAACTAAGAGAAAGAGTTGTAGGTTTAGATAATAAAATAGAAGAAAATGCTTTAACGCAAGGGGATATAGATGCTTTCTTACCCTCAAAAATACAGTCAGTTAGAAATACTATAGATAAAGCAAATACATGGAAAAGCTCAGAAGGTGTTGGCAAACCACCAAGTAGGTCAAGTGCAAACAAAGCCGCTAGTATTTTAGGTATACCAAAGTCATCTCTAAAAGGTCTAGAGTCTCTTGAAGTTATAGAAGAAGTTGAGCAAAGACTTAAAATTATGGAAGACAGTATAAAGAGATTTATGAGTCCTCCTGAAGAAATAAGCCGTAAACAAATGGCTTTAGATTTTGGACTAGAACCAACCAAGCAAGAGTTAACCAACGAACAACAAAGAATAAAAGAAGAAACAGCTTTAGAATTAGCAACTCAAGCTGAAAAAAATAAATTAAACCGATTTTTTGATGATGTAGATAGTAGAACTAAAAGTATAGAAGAATCTTTTGCTGATAACCTAAAAGGTAGAAAATATGTATATAGGTATGGAAACCCAGCAGAAATAACAAAAGCTGTTGCTAACAAAAAACCTTTAATTGTATCGTTTACTGAAACAGGTGCATTACCCAAAGGAAGAACTAAAGATGGAAAATTAGTTAGAATACCAATACAAGGTAATATGATAGGCGATGCTATATCTAAACAAGATGCTTTAATACGTCTAAATACCAATGACGTTAATATTATAGAACCTAAAAAAGAAAAAGGTGGATATGGTAAAAATATTGTAAAGGAGAAAAAAACAGATGGTACTAAAACTAAACAGCAAACAACTAGAAAAAGCATGGAGACACCTTCTCCTAGGGGAGAGTCTACCGAAAGACCTACAAGAGCTGACAAACGAGGCGTGGATAGAGATAGAAGACCAACTACTGAATCTGATAGGGGAGTACAAGAAGGCGAAAGAACTAAATCAAATCCACTAGATGATTTAAATGAAATATTTAGAGAAGGAGCTGCAACCACTCCTGAAGATATTACACCAGAACAAAAAGGCTTCTTTAGGGGCTTAAAAGGCACGGCTAGAAAAACATATTTATTTTTTGCAACTGTCAAACAGGTAGGGCAAATTTGGGGAGAAAAATACAATAGTATAAAAAATGCCGCAGATTTAATAAATGAGAGAAGTAAAACATTTAATAGATACCTTAACGAAGTGCAGGTACTTACTGATAGAATACAATCCTACCTACAAACAAACCCAACCAAAAGCGATAAATTTATAGACTTAATTTTAGAATCTAGCTATTATGATGTGGATGCAAGTAATCCAGACCCTGGATATACCAACGCCGAACAACAAAAAGAATATACAAAAAAGAGAGCAGAATATAACAGATTAGATGAAGAAGCAAAGACCATCTATAAAGATATCAAAAACCATTTTGATAATAATTACACGCTACTAAAAGAAGCTCTCATTAAAAAAGTACAAGATTCAGAACTAACAGAAGCTGCTAAAAAAGAGGCTACAGATAAATTAGAAACATTATTCTCAGAGAATAAAAAAATGAATTTTTATTTCCCATTCCAAAGGTCTGGAGACTATTGGTTAAAGTGGGATATAGGTGAAGGGCAAGACCCAGTTAAAATGGCATTTAGAACTGATGCTGAAAGAAGCGCTGCTAAAGTACAAATAGAAGCTATAAAAAGAAGAAGACCTGATTTAAAAATAAGTGAGATAGACGAGTATGACTTTACTAATAGTAAAAATGCCGAAAAGTCTTTAGATAAAATTAGTGGGTCTATAAATAATCAGTCTACTCTAGGTAAATTACTAGATATAGTTAGAAAAGGGGCAAAAGATAACCCGCAAGCTAAAAACAGAATAGTAGATGATATAACACAAATGTATTTAAACTCTCTACCAGAACAATCTATGCTTCGTTCAATGATGAAAGGTAGACAGAATATATTAGGATTTAAAAAACTAGGCTTTCAGGATACAGATTTTGTAGATATGTTTAATACAAAAGCACTTGCTATGGCTAGGCAACAAGCCAATGCAGAATACGATAGCCTTATACAAAAAGAATTAACTAATGTAGAAAAAGAAACGCAAGGCACAAGCGATAGAGATTTATATACTAATATGGCTAAACAGTATGCCTTAATTAAAAATCCTGATGTGGGTAAAACCTACGAATTTGATATACCTATTTGGGGTAGACAAAAACTTAATCCATCAACAATGGCAGGTAAACTAGGATTCTTTTGGTATCTTGCTACTCCAGCAGCGGCTATTGTTAACGTATTACATACACCAATTCATGCATCAGCGCATATGGTTGGTAAATTTAGTCAAAGTAAAGTTTTCTCTGAAATAGGAAAAGCATTATCTGATGTATCAAAACAATCTTTTAAAAGAGGACTAACAAAAAAGAGACCAAAAAGAGTTTATACCCATGCAGAATTGTTCGGTAAAACTGGTA